TATGTTATCAACTGTTGCTGTAGAAAAGAATAATTCATCTGATGCCGCTCTAACTTGATATAGGTCACCAAATATAGATTCTGACTTGCTAGGTACAATAACAACTGATGCTATTGCTTTACCTAATTCTTGATGAATGTATGCACTTAACTCTGAGAAATAAAATGTTTCACCAAAGTCCCAATTTTCTACATTAAAATAAGTATCAATTAATTCTAATACCGCACTTCTAACTTCTGCATCTGTTGTTGTACTTCCTGGTAATTTTACAACTTTAATTTTTGCTTGTAATTCTGGGTCGGCGTCGTCGCCAAATAATAATTTAAATTTACCACTGCTGTAAACTAACTGGTCACTGACACTTTTAAACTCATCTAATCCTGAAAATTCTTGTGCAAGTTGCTCTGATGTTGGTGCACTAGGCAATGTACTCACGCCGCCATTTTTGTAACTTTGCATTGCTTGGTAATATGATCTTGTAAGCATAAACATTTCTACAACATTGCTAATACTAGGATCTATTCTAACATCACTTGGAGCAATGTGTTGCCATTCAAATGCACATTTTCTTGGATCTTTTTGAAGTGTGTTTTGCTCAAAACTTCTACCTACTTTTACATTGTACTGGTTGTTTTCTGTTAGTACAATCATTTTAGGTGTTGTTAAATCATTAATTAATTCGTATACTTTAGGCAAAAGCGATCTTGGAAAAACTAATTTGTGATTAAGTTTTCCTAAATTATTTCTTAAATATGTTTCTGCTACACTTAAATCTTTTACAATTATCAAATCAAAATCTGTAAATGCAGTTTTATTATCTGGATCACTGCCTGGAGCAACTGTGTCTAACACATAATCAACTGATATTTCAGTCTCTGTTGCAAAATTTAATATTTTAAATTTTGCTGGTCTTTCATATGTGTAGCCATCTAAATCTGTATATTGCTCAAAGAAAACAAAGTCTGTGCTACCTACAAATTTATCAAACAAGTCCGGATCATCTGGAAATCCATCATAGTCACTGTCAATTGGTTTAACAACAACTTTTGCCGGATCGGCAAAGCCATCGCCATATCTGTATGCATCAACTATTTCAAATTCTATTGGTTTGTCCAAAGACTCTTTGACATTTTTATAAACTACTTGTAATTTGTCTGCATGTTTAAATCCATTCCATCTACTGCTTAAACTATCAAAATCTGAAACTTTAATACTTGTATTAGACAGTAAATCAATGTGTCCTTCTGATGCAGTATCCCCTACTTCAAATGTGGTTGTGGTTGCATTACCAGTATAAGTTTTATAACTGCTTGAACCAATATCATAATTAACATACGCAATATTACCATTTGCTCCACCGGTAATAGATGCACCAAATTTACTTAATGGTATAGTGATACCGCTTGGTAGACCTGATAATTTTGCACTATTTAATTTAACTACTGCTTTACCTGTAGTTGTTGATATTGGGTCTACTGCTATTGTTGTAGATACTGCTGGTGCAAAATCACCTTGGCTATAATCTGCTGTAGGCGATACTGATGCTTCACCGTTGACTAATAAACCAAAGTTACTGATAAATCTTATTTCTAAATCTTTTGCTTTTGTGTCTCTGCTTCTTAAAATAATTTCTGGACTGTTTCCTACATTAGGTGTGTATGTTGCATTAGTAGTTTCTAATTGCCAACTGTCACCTATATCGTCTAAATTTGTATCAACCCAATTATATGTTTCTATTAACTCTGGTTTAAAGTTTGCTGTAGTTAATGCAATGGTATCTTTTAACACCCTGCCTGTTTTACTATCAAATGTTTTTTCATCACTAGAAAAATAAAATTTTATATCTTTAAGACTTTCAAATATAATTCTAGTACCTCGGGTAGTTACTGTGTAATTTGAAATGTTTGATGTACTATTTGTACTGTTGTATTCAAATTTCATTAACCAACTAGCACCGCTGGTAAGGTCTGGGTTAAAGTCTGCATTTTTTTGTAAATTACTGTTGTCAATAATATACCAGTGTGTGGAACCACTACCACCTGGTCTGAAATTATATCCTATACCAAAATCTTCTTTGGCTGTAATTCTTGTATTAAATGCTGTGCCTATATCTGTTTCTAATGAATTAGCATTTAATGTAGGTATTATTTCAGTGGCTCTCCATGCATTTGGAATTTCTTTGTTTAATTTTACCACCCCTTCTGTGACACTTAGTAAATTTGTTGGTACACCATTATTTGTAATACTAGTAATGGTTGCTAATTCCTCTTGTGTAGGGTCGTTTGGATTTTTAAATTTTATATAAGAACCGGCTTGTATGATTCTATTTTCATTTACACTATTGTTAAGTGTGGTTCTAACACCGGCTTCTAGTCTAGTAAAATAACCTGTATTATTTTTATTTTTACTAGGCTGGGTTACCCATGCAATATCTTTATTATTTGCTGTTAAGTCAAATGCTAATGCATCTAAGCCTTTGTGTAATTTTCTATAATCGTCATAAACAAAATTTTGTAAATTAGTGTCCTTAGTGATATTAGCAACGTCCTCTTTTAAAATTTGCATTGTTGTTTTACTTGTACCAAATGTTAAGTATGTATCCTTGTTTTCAATATCTTTATATAATGCACCGTCGTCTGCAAACGAAGTTACACTACTAAACCTTCCTGTAGGATCTTCAATATCAATATATCTACTGTGACCTGCATGTGTTCTATTTGTTGCTTTTAATTTTATAATGTTTGCACTTTGGCTCAGTGGGAATACATTATAGTCTTGAGCACTAACCATTCTATTTTGAGTATAATATGTTTGTGGTGCTCTTCGTTTAATACTTTGTAAAGTTTCTGCGGCTGAACCATTTGATACTGTGGCTTTTAATGACATCCTTAAAGTAAGGTTATGCAATTCGCCTTTTCTATTATAATAAGGTAATGTTAATTCTTTGTTCTGAAAATCTGCTGGTCTAATAGACATGTTTTCGCCAATGCTAGTTCTGAAATAAATTCTAAAAATACCAGAAGGTATGTTTGCAAAATTACCGTCTGAAAATCTTACTCTAATACCGTCGTCGAATAAGTTGTCAATTGCATATAAATTTCTAGATTCTAAACTGGTTGCGTTATATAATAAAGTTTGTCCTTGAAGATTGCTGACTTTTTGCCAAGTAAGTTGGTTAACAGCATTATTGTCTAACTGATGCACAAATACATCTGTTTCGTTGATGTTTGCAACTGGTATATCTACTATTCTGTTAGGCAAGGCTCTTTCAAAAATATAATCTTCAAAACTTAACTCGCCTTGTTTGAACATCATGAAAAATCCTGTGTAAGGACTTTCTAATCCTCTTTTGTCATCTCGATAAGAAATTCTCATCTGACTGTAAATGTCTGGTTGTGCTTCTTTGAAAACACCGTTTTCAATATTTGTACTAACAAATTCAAAAGGTACACTAGTACCATTTATTGTTGCAGATGTTGAAAATACAGGTGTTGTGCCTATTTCGTTATTGAGGCCATATATCTGTGTAGAAATACCACCTACTGTTTCTTCAATGATTGGTTTTGTAAAAGGATTCGCTACTGAAAATGCACTATTTAAAACTGTTATGAATTGATCAAAACTATTATTATTTGTTGGATCATTCCAGTCAATTCTGATATTCTGTAAACTGTCGCCTGAAGCATCTAGTAATGGTTCGTCTGTTTGTACACTATCAATTTTTACTAACCCACTTGCTGGTATATTTCTTTTAGGAGCATATCCTAGCATATCTGCTAAACGTAAAATACTATCTCTACTTTCTGCTGTAGCAAGGAAATTTTCTCTAGTATTTAAATCTGCTCTAAATGATAAACTTTGCGAAAGATATGCTAATAATTCTATAATAGCAATAAATTCAGAACTCTCAATGTAGTCATTGAACGACTCTGGATAATTTTCTCTTATGTAATTAAGCATAGATGTACGCATTGTACTAAAATCGTATGCCTTAAAACTAACTTGGGTGAATGCCTGATAGGCTAATTCCCAGTCCTCTGCGGCAAATAGATTTTGATTTCTACTGCTAATTGACATTATACATCTCCATTAAATTCTCTTTCCAATCTAACTTCTAATACATCTTTACTTTGATCTACTTTATATTCTAAATAAAGTTCTACTTTTAAAAAATGCTCTGTATTTGAAATGTTTACGTCAAGTAAATCTACTCTTGGATCGTTACCAACAATAGCCTGACACTCGTCTTGCACATCTTGTAGTGTTAGATTGTCAAACGGCTCCATTAGGATGTCATGTATTATGCTACCAAACTCTGGTCTCATAACTCTTTCCCCTTTACGAGTCTGAAAATGATTTAATAAATCTTGTTTCACTAAATCTAAATCAGTTAATGTATAAGGTGGTTTTTTCTTATTATCTGTACTGAATCCAATAAATGTTGCCATACAAGTATTTATCAGTATTATTAACGGATGCTTTAATGATGGGGGTTTTTGGGTCGTTTAATGTTTTACGAAAAATCTACTTTTGAAGTTTTGCCGATCCGGCTTGTATCACTGCGGCTAAAACATCATCTGGAGCATTTTGCACCCAGTTATTAACTTCCTGTTGCTGTTTAGAGTCTAAATTACCACCTTTCACATTTGATGTAGTTGTATTATTCTGATTGGAAGGCTGTGTTTGCGAATCAGCATAAGCCAAATTTAAAAATATAGCACTTTTATTTTCGCCATCGAATTGCACTGGATTTTCTGGTGATGATTGTTTTGCAAGATTTTGCAGTGACGGATTACCTTTTAAAAATTCAAATGTGCTAGTTTGATTTTTCAGTCTAGGAGATGTAGCCATCCATTGCTTGAATTGTTCGATGTTAAGTGTATCAGGTGATTGATCTGGATGATTTTGCACCAACCATTTCTGATATTTTGTAGCAATAACATTTGCGCCTTTCATACCTTTTGCTTTCACGTCGCCGCGAATGTTGGCAATTTTTGCTCTATTACTGCCTAGTTTACCGCCTATTTTAGTAGCAATATTTTTTGCACCTTGTTTTAAACGGTCAACTGCACCAAATTCAACTTCGTTAATTACTTCATCAATTCTCATCTAATATCTCCTGCCAGTTATTTATCTCTTTTCTTATATCGTTTAAATAATTACATGTATAACTTATAAAGAGGATAACATGAAATACGTTTTAGCAGTTGCATTAGCAGATGAACTTGAAGGTATACAAGGTAATTACAATACTGTTATTACCGGTGTAGGCAAAATAAATGCCGCACTTAAACTTACAGAGTATTTGGCAAATAATCCAGATACAGAATTGGTTATAAATTATGGAACTGCTGGTGGTATAGATCCAGATATGAAGGGAATGTTGCACATTGGAAAATTTGTACAAGCAGATATGGACTGTAGAGCATTTGGTTTTGAACAATTTCAAACACCGTTTGAAACAAATACCCATGAAATAATAGTTGACAACAAAGGGTTTACATGTTATACTCAAGATAAGTTTGCTACAACTAAACCAGATGGGTATTGTAATGTAGTAGACATGGAGGCGTATGCACTTGCAAAAGTGTGTATGCATTTTGGCGTAGACTTCAAGTGTTTGAAGTTTATAAGCGATATAATCGGACAAGGCGATCAGACATCTGATTGGGAGGCTAATAAGGCTCTAGGTGTCGAAATGTTTGAGTCCACTTTAAAGGATTTAATAAAATAAAAATGAACGATTTTGATAAAAACTTTCACATAAACTTTAGTCCACTATATTTTGCATTTGCATTTATGATGTTCATGCTATGGGCAAGTGAGGCAAAGGCCAGTGATATAGAGGAAGTTATAGTAGTTGCTCAACAAGAAAGAACAGTTGAAGCAGACCCAGTAATTAACAGCAGACTAGTTGATGCTATAATGCCTATTTTTACTTATAACCCAGGAGGTTATGGTGGCTTTATAGGATATAACGAACGCGGTGCTCAAACAGTACACACGTCAGTTATAGTAAATGGTATACCTGCTAACGACCCAGGAGCAAGTTGGTATGACTTTGGACATGATTTTGCTAGTGGTCAAAGTGTAAAAGTTGTTACTGGTGCAAATGGTGTGCTGTACGGCAGTGGCAGTATTGCTGGTACTGTATTAATACAAGACACAATAGAACACGGATTCACTGTCAGAGGCGGCGATCAAAAATATTACAGAGTGGCTCCTATTGATCAATTAGAATTCAGTATGGTAGATGCCAGTATGGTCAGTGCTAGGAACGACAACGACGAAGAAGACAATTACAAAAATAAAACTGCTAGATTTAATGTTGACGCAGGTGACTTTACTATTGTAGGGAAATACTCTGAATACGAATACGATTACGACGACTGTTATGATTATGACTGGGGTCAAAGTAACGACTGCTTACAAGACGGAACAAGATATAACATTGCTATTCGAAATGATTTAATGACAATTGGTAGAAATTACAATACTGCTGATTATTTTACAGTAGAAGATCCTACATACAGCAACGAAAGTTATAGAGACTTTGTGAGATTTGGCGGTGATGCTAAACTTAGTAACAAGATAGAAATTGCTTACGGTATAGATGCTGAAAAAATTTATTACAATACTAACAGTTGGCAGAACATAGAAGGCACCATGGTTGTGGAAACAGAAATCACAGAACCAGGTATATGGTATGCAGAAGACGACACAAACAAAGTCAGGCCAATGTGGACAGGCATCTATATTGGTACTGGAGAATTCAATAGCGAAACTGTTGGCGATGGTGTATTTACACTCACAGAAGTCAAAGAAAAATACACAGATGAAAATGCAGGTGCATATTTTACAGTGAATGCTGACTTTGTTTTAAAATATAACTTTGGTATTAGGGTAGGCAATGACGATCAAAATGCTTACCGATTTGGTATAGAAAATGGTCCATGGTTCTTTAACATGGGCGACAGTTTTAGAAAACCTAACTTATATGAATTAAATGGTGATGGATTTGTAACAGGTAATCCAGACTTACTGCCTGAACAAGGAGTTGGCTATGAGATAGGTTACGGTGCTATAAGTATTTTTAGATACGAATTTGAAGAATCAATTGAGTATGTGCCAAGTGTTACCACAGACTTTACATCCACAAGCATAGTTTTAGATGCTGAAGCAACTTTAGATCAAATAGGAACAAATCCTGAGGCACCGGACTCAACTTATGTTTCGTGTGTGTTAAATCCAAACTGGACTGCCAACGACGAAGCAACATTTGAACTTCCTGGGTGCATATATAAAACTGTGTCTACTGTTAATCAAACATATACTGCTCCTACATACAGTAACACAGGCGAATATGTTACACAAGGAATTAGATTTAATAATGTGTTTGGACCTGTTACTGTAAACCTAAAATGGACTGACACAGAACAACCACGTGTGCCTGAATATGCCGGAGCAATTACAGTGAATCAAAACTTCAAAGGGGTTGACTTTAGATTACATTATGCTGTAAACTTAAATCGTAAACCAGGTGAATGGGATTTTATCGAAGATGAATATCTCGAAGACTTAGAAAGACTGGATATCAATATCACCAAAAGGTTTGCAAATGGTGTAACACTTTCTTTGAACGTAGAAAATCTCACAGACGAAGTTGTTGAAGTTGTGCCGTTTTACAATAGCACACAAAGACAAACAACACTAGTGTTAGATTATAAGTGGTAAAAAATATCATATTTTGATTTCATAAAGCAAGTTTAATAGTAAATACAAGTGTATCATTTAACAACATAGGACCAAAATGAAAACTGATAAAATTATTAAGAAGATAGTATCCACCTTTAAAGACCTAGAGGAGAAAGCCGGACACATAAATTCAGCAAGTGGCAAAACGGTAATTCACTCTATGATACAAAGAGATAAAAGAGGTAAATTTGATAGTTTAGGATTTTATAATGCTAAAACTAAAAAATATGCCTTGGTCTTTATAAGAGACTATATTGCAAGAAACGTGGATGTTATTCCCGAACTGGATGATATGAAACGTGTAATTACTGTAAAATAATGTCTGATCAATTAAGAAAAAAATTCACAAACAATACATTAGAAGAAGATTTAAGGATTATGCTCGTTGAAAAAAACAACGAGTGTAATGCTCTTAGAGAAGAAATTAAAATGCTTAAGAATAGTGTTGCTGAAGAACAAGATGCAAAATACAGAGCGTATGTAAAAATTTCTGATTTACAAAGACAATTAAATACTAGTAAATAGGTTTGCTTCGGCTACACGTTGATTATATAACATTGTGCTGACTCCAACACCTTTTTTAATAGGTATTTCTGTAAACTCCATAAAGTATGTAGCACAATTATAGTTTCCACTATTAAGTAATCTTAATAGCCTGCTAGTTGTAAATTTTTTCATACCTATGCCATATGCCAAAGATATTAATGCAACTATTTGATTTGTGTTTAATGGCACTTTAACTTTATCTACTACAACACTGAATGCATTAGTAATGTCTAGACCTAGCAACTTATTAATAAATTCTGGTTTTGCACCATTTATCAAACTGTAAACATAAAAATTATTTACTTCGTCATATACAGCAATTGAATTCATTGCTAAATTATAATCCATTGTGCCATTTTTAACAATACTTGCTCCTTGTAAATAAGCATGATTGTTCCTAATAATTTTTGCTACATCAGGATGATTTAATTCTAGTTTGCTATTATCATTAAATGCTATCATTTTATTTGATATTTCCATAGTACTTAATTTATGGGATATGCCAATGTATGTGTCGTTGTGTACTTCTGTTGGTACAAGATATGTTTTATAATTACGCAATATTAAACTTCTTGCCTGTTCAATTAGTTGATTTTTATTTGCTAAATTAGGCAAAATAAACTTGGGTGCTATTTTATTTCCTTTAGTGTATACACCAGAAATATAATCTGTGCCTTCAAAATAAGCACCTACATAAAAACCATTTGGCTCACAGTAATTTAACGGTACATTATCCGATGGATCTAATTGCCCTAATTTTAAATCATCAATATACGACATTATTTGTTTGTCCTTGAAGGACTTGGTTCTATACCAGGCCACCTTGTAATAATAGTATTAATTTTTTTGTCAAATAATAGCAATGGAGTTAAAGGACTTTTTCCTTGTTCTGCACGTTTAGGATAACTGCCGCTTAAAATTCCTGCCAATTCAAATGATAACAAAGTGTTTGTTGTCTTTTGTGTGTCGATCCCGCTCATGTTAGGTACAATAGGCAAAGGCGGTATCGCCGGTAATACAGTTGTTTGAATATCAACTGTGTCACCTGCGTTTATATAAGTTTTTGTTAAACCCATTATGTGTGTATGGGTTGTTGAAAATAAATCTAAATCGCCCATTGACTTAATTTGTAATGTAGGTTCGGATGGTGGATTGTTTACAGATACTGGTGCGGCTATTTCTATTTGTGTGCCTGCCATGTGTACTTTGTTATCCCCAAATAATTGTAAACTACCTGGAGTAGTTTTGCCGTCTACTGTAAACAGTCTGGGTCTTGCTTCTATGCTAATAGCATTAGAATACATGTTAATATCTTTTACACCTTCTATGTTTACACTACCGTTGGTTAACACGTCTTGGTATTGTGGATTTAAGTATGCTAATTCTTCTACATCTACAATACCTTTTTCTGTTTCGTTAGGATCGTTTGGATGTGGATAATTATTTGCGGCTTTGATATTAACATTTTGACCTGCTTCAATATTGACGTCTTTGTCTGCCCTTAAATTCATGTCACCCGAAGTTCTAACATTATAACTACCTGTACCGTATATATCTATGTTACCATCAGCATCTATTTCTATATGCCCTGTACCTGACTTATTAGATATGTATATTAAATTTTCTGCGTCATTGAGAACTATTTGATTTCCGCCACCTGTTCTTATTCTTATAAATGGATTATCGTTACTATCATCCATTACAAATTGATGTCCGGCATGCCTTAGTCCTGGATCTTTAGGATTCTTGGGTCCTGGCGTTAATATACCATATACTTCACTTGCTCCTTCTCGTCTAGCACCACTAGTACTTTGCCCTCTTATAAAATCATCTATTAGTCCTTGTGAAAAAATAACACTTTCTAATTCGTGCATCGACCTGTCATCTGCTTTTACTTTGACACTTTTAACAGTACCGCTGTATTCCACATTATGGTCCTTGATATTTGCAGACATGTTTGCTTCGTTAACAGGTGTTACTCCACCTATGGATTTTCCTGCTGGAATACCTGGTACCATAAAATTTCTATTTGTTTGAAATAAGCACCCTAAAATTATTCCAGAGAGTTGGCCTTCAAATTCATAAAAACCTACTACAACTTGATTACCATTATCAGGTGGTCTCATCCACATTCCATAACTGGTTTGTGCAACGTCAGGTGCATTTTTATCACCTGTGCCTCTCTGCGGTGTTGCACCAGCAAATGGTGATGTCCATATACAATCAAATAACGCACTAGTACTTTTGTTTGTGCCTGTTAATTCTGGTATATGCACTAAGAGTATTCCATTTCTAGAAGGATCGTCTGCACTAATTACTGTGCCAAAATACAACGACGAACCTTTCCTTGCATTGGATGTGATTTTTTCTTTTATGCGGTTTGGTATCATATGTCTATTTATTATGTTCCTGGGTCAAACTGAGGGTTGTTTCCGCCGCCGGCGGCGCCTGCTCCACTGTATCCTGATGTTTGTCTTGTAGTGTTGTTAAGACTATCAATTGTAAGAGGACTTACATACCCTGCATTTGCTAAATCGGATTCAGTAACTGTTAAATTCTTTATTGCATTCTCTAACGGATTCCCCGGGTCAATTATTAATTTTCCGTTTTCATCAAATTGTAAATTTGAAGTGCTTAAAGCGGCTGATATTTGTTTTGATAAATGCTCCTCTGCGTCTATTTCCTTAGCAGTTTTTGGAAGTTGTCCTTTATAAATTGTTCTGTAACATTGTAGAGTTTGCCTAAACTGTCCACCATTAAAGTTATGAAGTACTTTATAAGGGAAAAACAGTCCTGAGAAAGAATCGTCCATAGATAGATCTTTTATTTCTCCAGTGTGCCTACTTGGATCATCATGCCATGTATCGTATTCTCTTGGAAACAAATATGCAAAGAAAAACCCTACTTCACCTATTCCATATGGTGCAATATTTTCTTTTACAGACTTTTCACGTACTGCACCTATATCTGTTTCCAGTGAACCTAAAAATTCATTGCCTGGCTGGTGAACAAATACATTGTTTACTTTTGGTGCTTCTTTGCCAAGCCAATAAGGGTCTCCTTTGATAGTTAATTCCATTTGTATTAAGTATGGCATACCTAATTCGCTATTTGACAAAGCCGTTGTAAAAATACTTTTATTTGCAAATTTAGAGTTTGGACCTACTAGTGATGTTATTTTTGGATCATATTCACCAAAAAGTATCTCTTGACCGTATGTGTTTTCAGAACCATATGCTGTTTCATCGAATGCAAATTCTTCCATATATACAGATTTAAAATTTTCTACCACAGAGTTCTCAATAGTGCCGGGGCCTCCTCCGCTGGAGAATCCTGGAGGAGTTGTAACGGAATTAAGGTCTTTGGTAAATTGTTCCATTTTTTCTTTGGCTTCATCTAATAATCCGCCAGTGTCTATGCCAAATTGGTCTAGGCCCAAATCGCCTACTGCACTTTCTATTTCACCAATAAAGCCATTGACACCTTCTGCAATTTTGTTAAAAGCACTATCTATTACTGCAAACGGAGTAAAAGCCTTTGCTGTAAGTTTTGCTATTTGTGTGCTTATTTCATTTGATATAATGTCTTCCACATCAGACTGCAAAGTTGATATTCTGTTTGTGATTGTATCTAAATCTGAGGTCAACTCTTTAATAGTTTTGGTTTTTTGTAATATTGCAATCGGAGAACTGGGTAACTTTAAATTGAGTTTTCTGATATTTTTAGAATTTGGTTTTGTAATACCAACTGGACTAAGTCCAGTTGCCACTGCGGCTAAATCTTCTGTGAGTGTTATAGGTAACTTTGCTAATGTTGTAACTAAATTTTTTGCATCTGTGACAAGGTCTTCAAACTTTTGAAGAATTTGATCTACTGTATTTGGTCTGACTTTATTATTAAAATCGTTAAGTTTTTCAGTACCTGCTGAACTTATTTGTGCGGCTGGTGACTGTGTGTAATTGGATTGTTGTCCACCTGCAATTGGTACTAAATATCTTATACCATTTTCTATTTTTAAATCAACATCAAATATTTGATCATTAATGCCAGTGTACATATAACCATAAAGTTTATTTACACCTCTGTCTTTTGCGGCTTTGATTAATTTTACGTTGTTTGTTTTGCTACCTTTTGTTGAATTGGTATTAAATTTTAATTCTTTTGCATCTAACACAGATGATGAATCTAGTTTGCCGGTGAGTACATAAATAAATTCCATTGCTGGTTTTCCAGTTGATGTATACAAGTATTTGTCATCAGATTTTTGCCACTTGTATTCTTTACGAATTGCTGGTGTAATATATTGTGTTTTATCATCATCGAGTTTTTCTTTATCCAATTGTGCGTCACCTTCAGACATATCATACCTATGATTGGTTTTTGCATATTCAAAATTCATTGAGGCTAAGCCATACATTACAGCATCAATTGGAGTACCTTTTGTAATATCTATTTTGATTTTGGCTTTTTTGCCATCATCGGGTGGTGCTTCATCCCCGGATTCTGCGGCCTGTTCAACTCTCCCTATAGTTTCATTGCCATCTTGATCGGTAGTGAGTGTTAAATTTTGCATTGTATCAAAATATTCTTTGTCAATTTTCAGTTCTTTAAATAAAGTTTTTAATCCAGGAAGTCCGTTTGGATCTAACGTGTAGGTGCCTTTTTCTATACCTATATCTGGGTTTTCTTTTTCTACTTCAATATCCCCAACCTGCGTCTTTTGTAGTTTCTGCATTTGTTTAGTAAAACTTTCAAATAACTCGTTTACTGTGCCTTTGTCACCTGAGGTAATTTTGATATTTTCTGGGACGATTCGTACACTTGCATCTGCGGCTTGCGTAACTTCGTCTATTGCAACTGCTTGAATATTATACTCAGACCCTGTTGGACTTGGATTTACATCAAAATTTATAATTCTTATTGGTATTGCTGTGTGATAAAAAGACTCACCATTGTTAATATCACCAAATAATTTATCATCTTCTGTTAATTTGTCTTCTTGGCCAATCAATTCTATTTCCATGAGGTACGGCATGCTTTGTAACGGTTCCGGTTCCTCCGAGCCTAAATATTTGTTAAGTTCGTATCTAGATCTATTCAGCAAATCAATAAATGACATTCCAAATGGTTCTTTTAAATCAAAATGCATTATATAATTGTACACTCCATGGCCTTTCATCTTTGGGGGAGCCGATGGATGTACAACACTACTAATTGATAGATTATCTACTTGAAATTTTGTAACACTTGTTTGTGCAATAATTATCCTGTTACCTTGTTTTAAATCTAAATTCACAAGACCATCAGTATAAAAAGTAGATGGCAACATACTAAAAGTTAAACGATAAGTGTAGGAAGAATATGCATCTGTGGGATTAAATAGGATATTGCTTTGCAATTCTTCTGGTAGTATGTTTTTGAATAGATCTGGATTAGCAAAATATTCTGATTTTATTTCTGCCATATTAATTACCTGCTATTTGTCTTGCTCGGCTACTTGTAACTAATCTTATAATTGTACCTTCTTTAAAATCTTGTATAGGATCTTTTATTATTTCTGGATTACTTAGTACCAATACCCACCATAACTCAGGACTACCAAATTTATCAAATGCAAGTAAGTCAGGCCTATTGGCATATTTTTTAGTAATTAAAAATTTTTGATCATTCACAGAAGATTCTACAGCAGGTAAATTCATATAATTTAAACCTGTGTAAAACGACATATTTTGTGCGTCTTTTAAAAAACTGTTTTTATTATATACTGCCATTAAATAAATCCTATATTTCCGCCTTTTCTCATTTGATCAAGATCAAAAAGTCTTCGCTGTCTTCGAGGCGAATATTGAGGCATTAGTGTAACTGTAAATTGTATATCTGTTGGCACATACGTTACTCCTGCGGCCTCTCCAGCATTATTTGTTGTGGCGCCTTCTTCTGAAGTAGTCTGTGTTTTAAACGCACTAACAAATGTGTCCCCAGTTTTAATAATATTATGTTCTACTGGTATGTAATCCACATTATTTTCGTAAATAAAGTTGACATCGTTTACAACTACTGGTACTCTATCGTATCCGTGTGGTCCTAAATAACTAAATTCTAGAACAGGGGGCGGAGCACCAAACTTTCCAGATCTAACAGCCGCTTCACCAAAATTTGCTTTTGTTGACAATTTTAAGAAATGCATCATTGCTAATAAATATTTTGCTTCTTCTTGTGTAGATGCTGTATATTGTGCCTGCACAGGTAACGTTGGAGGAGAACTCATCATAAAAGTATGCAACGGGTAATTAGTTCCCTGAAACTGCTGTGTATCATATGTTGCACTATAGGCTATGAACATACTTGGTTGATACTGGAACACAATTCCGCGGTCGGCCTTAAGGGGTCTTAAAATATCCTTGGCTCCCATGTCATCTGGAAAGAAATTATCTTTATTGGCTCGCATAACCTGAAGCCGTGCTCTCCAATCTATGTCTAGATTTTTATTTCTTCCTAAGTCTGTATTTGCCATATAGTCTCCTGATATACAATGTATTTATCGATATCAATAAACTAGCCGTTATTGGCCAGAATTGGATAATTATACTTGACACTAGAAAAAATTAATGTATAATAAAGGTTAATTATAAGGAGACACAATGGTCGCAAAAGTTAAATACTTGAACAATAAAGATTTACTTAAACAAATACATCTAAGCAAGATGTCTTTTTGTTGGATTAAATCACCGCAATACGATTATCCAGACATTATTATTAATTTAGAAGATGAAATTACTGATGCAGTGATACTCGAAGCGAAACAAAACAAAGCAGGAAAAATGAAAGACTTTGCTTATAAAAAAGCAGTAGAAGGTTATGAAGGTCCTGCAAACAAAAAGCCTAGACAAAAAGACTTTTTAGTTGATATTGAAGATATTGCTGACGAAGACGTGGTAATAAGACAAATGACTTATGAGCATATTCCATTAGAACCGGGCAGAAAAAAGAATCCTAGAAACGAAGCAGAAACAAAAGCAAAAGTAAACTTTCCACCATTTAAGCATTATGGCTTAATAAACGGTACATGGGAAGAGGTTGCTAGGAGTCATTGGAAAGGCGGTCCTAAGAGTGGTAAGTTTTCTGTCGATCATGGTAGCATTACAAATGAGTTAGGAAAAATGTATCTTAAATTAGTTGACAGGTATAGCCAAAGATCCAACTGGAGAGGGTATACTTATGTTGACGAAATGAGAGGACAAGCATTACTGCAATTAGCAATGATTGGATTACAATTCAATGAAGCAAAATCGGACAATCCATTTGCATATTATACTGCCGCTGTAAATAACAGTTTCACAAGAGTGTTAAACATAGAAAAGAAAAATCAAAACATCAGAGACGATATATTAATTGACTCTGGACACTTACCAAGTTATGGCAGACAGATTCAGCATGAAAATGAGATGAAGGCTTTGAGAGAAGAAACAAAGAATTCAGAATCGGATGCCTAAGTATGACAGACAATTTATTTGAAAAAGCAGTCGTCTTTACGGACATACATTACGGACTTAAATCTAATAGCCATCAACACTTAAAAGATTGTAATAATTTTGTTGACTGGTTTATTGCAGAGGCAAAAGTTCGTGGTGCCGAAACATGTTTCTTTTTAGGCGATTGGCATCATCACAGAGCAAGTGTAAATGTAGCAACACTAAATGCCAGTTGGAGAGACCTTAAGAAACTCAATGACGCATTTAACAAAGTGTATTTTATCACAGGTAATCACGATTTATATTACAGAGACAAACGTGAATTAAACAGCATGGAGTTTGCCAGAGACTTAAACAACTTTGTAATGATAGACGAGTTGTTTGAAGAAGGCAACGTTGGTATTGTGCCTTGGTTGGTAGAAAACGAATATAAGAAAGTTGCTAAAATGACATGCAAGTATATGTTTGGACATTTCGAATTACCCTTCTTTAAAATGAATGCAATGATAGAGATGCCAGACCATGGCGGAATAAATGCATCTATGTTGCGTAATCCAGAATATGTTTTTAGCGGACACTTTCACAAAAGACAATATGACGAAAACATACATTACATAGGTAATGCCTTTCCGCATAATTACGCAGATGCAGGAGACAATGACAGAGGTTACATGTACCTTGAATGGGACAAAGAACCAGTATATGTAAACTGGCCTGAGTGCCCTAAGTATGTCACTTGTGGACTAGTTGAATTAATTGACGATCCTGCAAAATATCTAGATGCATACACTTATGCTAGAATCAAATTAGATGTTGATATCAGTTATGAAGAAGCAACATTTATCAAAGAAAACTTTATGGACAAATACAAGTGTAGAGAAATACAACTTGTACCTATTAAAGAAGTTGAAGAAGAATACGAAGCCGGCGAAATATCATTTGAAAGTGTTGAACAAATTGTTATAAGCCAATTACAAACTATAGAAAGTAATACAATTGACACAGAAAAGTTAATTGACATTTACCAAAATTTATAATATATGCTTAAACTAAAAAATATCAGTGTAAAGAATTTCATGAGTGTTGGAAACAACGTTCAAGGTGTACGTTTCGATGACAAGAACTTAACACTAGTACTAGGTAATAACTTAGACTTAGGTGGCGATGGTAGTAGAAATGGTACAGGTAAAACTACTATTATTAATGCACTCAGTTATGCACTTTATGGTGAAGCATTAACAAACATCAGACGTGATAATCTTATTAATAAGACTAACGGCAAAGGCATGATTGTTAGTGTTGACTTTGAACTAAACGGTGTTGACTATCGCATAGAAAGAGGCAGACGACCTAATGTGTTGCGTTTCTTTGTTAACGGTACAGAATCCGAAGATCAAGAGCAACAAGGCGACAGTAGAGAAACACAAAAACACATTGAAAAAATTATTGGCTTTAGCCATGAAATGTTCAAACACATTGTTGCACTAAACACATACACTGAACCTTTCTTAGGAATGAAAAACAACGATCAGCGAGACATGATCGAACAACTGCTTGGTATACAAGAATTATCAGAAAAAGCAGAAACACTCAAAGAAAGAATGAAGGATACCAGAGACAGTATCAAGGAAGAAGAAATTCGTATCAATGCTATCAAAGATGGCAACACTCGAATGGAAAAGAACATTAAGGAAATTGAAAGTCGCAGTATGGCTTGGGAAGCCAATAAGAAAACTAAACTTTCTGAAATGGCTGATGCATTAGAAGAATTAAATGAACTAGATGTAGATAACGAAATTGCAAAACACAACACACTAGTAGAAATCAAAGACCATGAAGCAAATTTAAATGTGTTAGTAAGCAATATAAGTAACACAGAAAACAGCATTAAAAGAAGCAATACTAAACTGCAAACACTAGAAGCAAATCTATTAAAGGCAAAAGAAGGCGTATGCCCTGCATGTGGACAAGATACAGCACATTTAGACACACACGAAGAATATACGGCCGATTTAAACACCGAAATAACAGAAGAAAAGACATATTACGACACACTTATCACTAAAGAAAAAGACTTAAAAAACGGCGTAGAAATGCTAGGACCAGTTCAAGAACGCCCTAAAACCTTCTATAGAACACTAGAAGAGGCCCTTACACACAGAAATAATGTAGACAACTTAATACAAAGTATTAAAGATAAGAATAACGAAGAGAATCCTTATGTTGAACAAATACAATCTATGAAAGACACAGGCATTCAAGAAGTCAGTTGGGACACTATAAATGAACTTACAGCATTAAAAGATCATCAAGAATTCTTATATAAATTGCTAACAAGTAAAGATAGTTTTATCCGTAGACGTATTATTGATCAAAACATTGCTTACTTGAATCACAGACTAGCACACTACTTGAATGCTATTGGCTTGCCACACGATGTTAAGTTTAACAGTGACCTCAGTGTAGAAATAACTGAGTATGGCAGAGACTTAGACTTTGATAATTTAAGTAGGGGTGAACGTAACAGACTTATACTGAGTTTGAGTTGGGCATTCAGAGACATATATGAAAGTCTTAATCACCCAATGAACTTCTTGTGTATTGACGAACTTATTGACAGTGGCTTAGATGGTGTTGGTGTAGAAAATGCATTAGGCATACTCAAGAAAATGAGCAGAGAGCAAAACAAAAACATTATGCTTATATCACACAGAGAAGAACTTAGTGGTAGAGTAAATGATGTGCTGTATGTAATCAAAGAAGGTGGCTTCACCAGTTACAATACAGACACAGAATATGTAGGAACTTAATGAGCGACTGGACCTATAACGGAGAAGTAATAGACAACTTGCCAGAAGATTGCGAAGCCATTGTATATCTAATTACTAACAAACAAAACGGCATGAAATATGTTGGCAAAAAATTAGCCAAACGCAAAGTTACTCGCCCTCCACTGAAAGGCAAAAAGAACAAAAGACGCAGTACAAAAGAAAGCGACTGGAGAGACTACTGGGGCAGTTCAGAGCACTTACAAGCAGATGTGGAAAAATTAGGTGAAGATCAATTTACCCGTGAAATACTTTACTTCTGTGCCAGCAGAGGCATAGCGAGTTACTTAGAAGCCAGAGAGCAATTTGAAAGAGAAGTGTTGCTCACAGACGATTACTATAACGGAATCATCAACGTTCGCATAGGTGGTTCAAAAATACTCAAAGAACATTTAAAAAATCCAAATATTTAAACTCCACCTAACACCATTGGTAATTTCTTTTACTTCATGTTTAGTATCACCTTTAAACACAATGCAATCTCCTGTATCTAAACCAATTCGTTGTTGGTCAACTATTACTTCGCCACCTGCGTAAGCATTATTCAATGCTAATAATATTGTGTACTTTGAAGGATCGTTATGCAAGTTACATACATCACCCTTACTGTACATACATACATACATATTTTTACTTTCACATTCAATGTTGCCAATGTCGAGTAAATCTGTTATCCATTGTTCTGTGTGTTGTTCGAGTCTAATACGTTTTTTGTTAATAATACTTTCACTCCATTGTCCTGGTATAAAAGGACCATTACCAAAAGATTTTTTTACAGAACCAGTGTACTCCGGACATTGATTTATAATTTGTTCACAAGTATCCTGAGACATTATGTGTTTAACTATAATAGGGCGGGTGTCCGGTAATGTGATCATACATATACTTATGACAGTTTCTGCTCAAAAATACTCAAAGAAAACGTCAAACCGCGATAACTATTTAACGAACAGACCAAGGCACAACATCACGGCACACCCGGCACACACATAGGACCATACACCACCCCATCGAGGCTATTAATATCGATTTCCCTGACAATCCGGCAATGGCAACACCCGGTGCGAGATTCTGGAATGTATGGCGTTAAATGAAATACAGACAAACGACAAACAGTATTAAAAGATTCAGGCTCTGAGAAAAAGCAACCTGAGAATCAATATAACTGAACTCTACCAGGTTATATTGGTTTCCGTGAGATTCGTGACAGTAGTGTATGAGGGGATAAGGCTCACCACCTCTTTATAGCACCTGAGTTAGAGATGACGATGCATCACATGATGACACCTCATTGATTCACCTGTAGTAGGTGAATTATGACTCAACATACATGATAACTTCTTTATTAAAAAAATTGCAAACAAAAACTGAAATGAACGAAGTGAATGAAGTTTGCAGTTGGCAAAGACACGAAGTGTCTATAAACATTAACACATAAATATTAACATGATACCAGTAGAAGATAATTGGTTACACATAAAGCATGAATTTCTTGAAGCATGTGATAACTTAAACAATAATAGTTTTATTGACAATCTCATGACTTTTAGAAATTTGGGATTGTTCAAACTTTTACTGGATAAAAAATACAACGGTTTATCAGGACACCCACAAGACTTTTTAGAATGTATATTGGCTATAGCAGAGCATGATGTAACAGTTGCACATGAATTTGCTAAAATAGGCAGTATGCCTTTTCTTGTACAACAATTTTCGGAGCAAACAGCAGACTTGGTATACAAGGATTCCCCTGATGAAATCATAGTTAAAACAAACACAGAGGCCCCTGAGTATGCTGACTGGGTGATAAGAGAAGATGCCGGCAGTTATATGTTGGGCAGAAACTATGAAAATTTTAAGCCGGAGCATTCTGTATCGTTCCGCGACCTCCTCGACCCACAGCATGATAATTAC